ACATTCTGATTGCGATCCCACTTGCGGTCCATCTGACGCACCGGACCCGATAGGATCTCCATCCCATCCCGCACCACCACGATCCCGCCGCCCCAGGTCAGCAGATTGGCGGCTAGCGTGCCGGCTTCCATCTCCAACACCCATTTGCCGACCTTGTTGAAGCGCAAACGCAGATCTAGACGCCCATAGTGCTCAACCTGGGCAACCCGCTCCCTGCTCTTGTCTCGGATGTAGATCGAATAATCAGTCATGTTCATATCCTCTCCCCCCGTTGTTTACGGGGGGACCAAGGGGGCCTTGCCCTGAGCCCTGAGCTTGTCGAAGGGTCGAAGGGTCACACACTCAGATACCTGGGGTAGAAACTCAACACCACGCTGGAATTCGCATCGGCGCCGTTCATCGTCACTCTTACGCTGTTATCCCCCTTCTGGAGCGACCACAGGGCCGAGTCACCCGACAGCGATGGAAACAGATTGGCCCCATCGTTCTTGATGACCGTCTTTCTATCGGGGCGCGTGTCCACTGCCACACTCTCTCCTGCAGATAAGGTCACCGGCAAATCGATCTTCTTGCCTGTGGTCAAATTCTCGATCACGATTGCCGAACCAGGTCCTTTGATCGTCCAAACCGGCCAGGCCTCTACGTCTCCGCCATTAGAAACAGTTACATCTGCAAAAATGGCGCTGCTGGTCACCCTCAGCGGCGGCATGGGCAGGAAATACCCGGTTGGCGTGGACAGCGACCAGGTATCCAGGACCGGAGAGAGCGCGTACCAGAATGGATCCACTGCCCGGAAGGTCAAGATCACCCGGTTCCAGGTCAGGGCTTCGTAATCCGGCTGTCCGGTCATCTCCAGTCCGCGCTTGTAGCGGCAAGTTAGCGTGCGAACCGTGCCATCTGCGCTGGTCACCTTCAGGGTGCCATCCCCGCTGCCGGCATGCATCTTTGATGTCAGGGCGCGCACATTCGCCAGATAGGCTGAACGTGTCGCCCCTTTGACCATCAGAGGTAGATCTACTTCCCTGGGCTGCGCCAGGACATTGGTCAGGCGGGATCCGGGCTGCTCTGGCACCTGTGTTTCATAGAACTGGTAATTGGGCATGAAGATACCCTGGCGCCCGATCAGTACCTCGTAGGGATCGCTGCTCAAATCTACGTCCTCACCACCCGGAGTAATCCAAACCACTGTCTCAACCATATAGATACTCGTAGCGCTCCAGGGCTCGTTCCAGCTGACCTTCGTCCAGGGTTGTGTCCAGGAAATGGAAGTGCACTTCTCCCTGGCCATACCCTCCTCTTCCCCCAACAGGCACAGCTGCAGTCAGCGCCGGCGTGGGATCGGGGAGCAGCCTCAATTGCGTCTTGAACTGCGGCAGCCGTCTCTGTGCCAGCTCCTTCAATTGCTCTGCTGTCCCCATCAGGCTGAGTTCGATCTCGCTGGGTGATTTCCTCTGCAGAAAGCCTGGCAGTTCGAGATCCTTGATCGCCTCGGCCAATTCATACATCTTCTCGATCACATCCTGGATGAAATTCTTGATCTTCTTGAAGACCGCCAGGACCTTCGAGCGCAGGAAATCCTCCAACCAGATCAGGGTCGGCTTGAGCGGATCCTGGATAAAGGCCTCCAGGGCCTCCCAGACCGGCTGCAGCTTTTCCTTGACGAACTTCCACACCGTTTCCAGGGCCGGTTTGAGCACGTTCTTCCACAAGGCTGCCAGGGCCTCGACGTTCTTGCCCACCACCGCAATCAACAGCGTGGCGAAGGCTTTCCAGAAGGGCACCACGATCTCTTTCATCCAGGCCCAGACCGCTTCGATGGCCGGCATCAGCGTATCTGTCCAGATGTCACTGAGTATCTGCAGCGCCATCGGTAGATACTCTGCCAGCAGACCCCATAGGGTCTGGAATAGTGGCATCAGGTAGGTGCTCATCCAGGTCCAGAAATTCAGCAAGGTCGGCTGCAGGATTGTCTGCCAGAAGGTCACCAGGGTCTGGATGGCCATTGGGATGTGCGTCTGCAGCCAGCTCCACAATTTCTGCAAGATGGGTTGCGCGGTCAACCAGAAGGCCTTCAACTTGTCCTGGATGCCGCCCCAGTTGTTCTCCCAGGCGTTGCGCAACAAAGCCACCACCGCGATCAATGCCAAAAACGGCCAGGCCACCGCAGCCACGGCAGTCACCAGTCCCCACAGTGCCGGCAGCACTACGCTGGCCACCGCGATCCCCAGGGCGATCAGCACATCCTTCAGCTCAACATGGCTCTCGATCCACTCCCAGGCCATCTGGATGTAGGGCTCAACAGCTCCCCAGATCTGCTGGACCTGTGTTGCGATCACCTCGATGGCCGCGGCCACGCCACTGAATCCTGCTCCTTCCAGCGCCATGATCAACGCCTGGATGGGTTTGGCGCCCCCTTGCAAGGCGCTGATGAAGTGCCCGATACCCTGCACCACCGGCCGGATCGCCTCAGGCATATGAGTCAGCCAGTCGTTGAGATAATCGCCCTCCTTGAGCACGATATCGAAATATCCCACCAGGCTGTTCAAGACATCTCCAAAGCGCTTGAAGAAAGCGATCACCGGTGGACCGATCTTTTCGACGACTCCACTGAAGATCTTCCCTAAGGCCTTCAGCACCGGGATGAAGGCCTCGCCGATACCGATGCGCAGCGTTTCCACCACACCCCCCAACGCCTCCATCACCCCTTCCAGCGTGTTTGCCTTGGTGATGGCCTGCTCCTGGATCCCGGCTGCATTGGCTGTGGCCTCAGCCATCGCATTCCATCCATCCACGCCTTCTTCCAGCAGCGTGTTCAGGGCGTTCATGCCGTAGGTGCCGGCAATGGTTTGCACGTACTGGTTACGCTGCTCCTGGGTCAAGCCTGCCATTGATCTCTGCATCTGTTCGATGATGCCGGGCATCCCGACAAAGGCCCCTTCGGCATTGTATAGACTCACCCCCAGCTCCTCGAGGGCGCCGGTGACCTGGGGTGTCTGACGGTTCAGGTTGGTCAGCATCGCTCTCAGCGCCGTGCCAGCTTCCGAACCGCCAATCCCTCGAGTACTCAGGATCGCCAAAGCATTGTTTACGTCACCGATCCCAATCCCCATCGCTGCGGCCGTTGGACCGATATTCTCCAGCGCAGCAGCCAGGTCGCTGACATCTGCCACACTGGCATCAGCCGCCCTCACCATATTGTCCAGGGCCATATTGGCAAAACTTGCCCGTTCTTCCGCTGTCTCGAGCTCGCTGCCAAATGTGGCCAGTGCTACGGCAGCCAGGTCCGAGGCCTGGACCATATTCAGCTCTGAGGCTGCGGCCATATCGATCGCAGCTCGAAGCGCGCCCCCCAATTCAGCTGTACCAGCCATATACCCACCCAGATCTCCGAAGATCTCCGTTGTGCTCAGGCCGGCCTTGTACAGCCTGGTCATGGCATCGGCTGCACCTGTGGCGCTGACTCCCAAAAGGCTGGTATCGCCGCCCACTCGCAGCGCAGCATCATGGAGAGAATCCAGACCCAATCCGGAGCTCGAGGCGGCGATGCTCAGATCTGCAAGCTGCGCTTCGAACTCCTTGGCCAGGGGTACTGTCGATTTCATCACCAATCCCACACCAGCTGCAGCTGTACCCAAACCAGCCAGGGCGCCCCCGATGGCCAGCTTGCCGATGCCCTGCACCCCGCGGGTGAACTGCTGCACGCGTGAAGCGGCAGCATCCAGGTCTCTACCAAGATGACCTGCATCTGCTCGCAGTTTGATCGTCAGCGTTGCAAGAGTAGCCATACTCCCTACTCCCTACTCCTTACCGTTCCTTTTATCCTCGCCACCAAAGGCAGCATTGAGCATCTCGACGATGCTCAGCTGATCTTGCCAGCTTTGCTCCTTCTTGGGGCCAAATTCTGGCATGAACTCCGCCGGCCGGAACGGTTTCCTGCGCTTCTTTGGATCTCTGGCCGTGTTGGCCACGGTTGCCGAAATGATCCCAGCCCTGAGATCCGCCCGTTCTTCTCCGAATGGCTCTAATTCTTGGTATGCCAGCCACTCAGCAAATTCCAGGCTGCTGATCTCTCGCTGCAATACGCGTGGATGTGGATATCCCAGTGCCAGGCACAACCGGAACCACATCCGCCGCTCCGGCCGCCGGTTTAGTTTTTTACCAGCTCGTCGAGGTCTTCTTCGCTCAATCCGGAGAGCCTCTGAGAGACCTCGAAGACGCGCTGCAGCGCAGCTGCGCTCTTCTTGCCCAGGGCTTTGATATCGGCATCGGTGAAGATCCGTCTGCCATCTTCACCAACCACCGATCTGGCCACCAGACGGGCACGGAAGTTCTGCATGTTGACCTGCGTTTTCTTGCCGCGCAGCTCTACTATCTCAGCCTCGAGGGCATCACGCTCTTCACCGGTCAGGCCGCGCACCAGCACCGCCCCGCCCCATTCCGGGACCTGCACCTCTTCGGTGAGCAGGTCCTGGGCATCAAGGATTGCTTGTCTCGTCAAATATGGCATCGATCATCTCCACTATGCTAAGGTCGGTTTGCCTGAGATCTTCAAGGTCACATCGGCGCCCAGCTTGTCATCATGCGGAGCGGAAGGCTCGAAGCCCGTGATCAGTGCAGAAAATGCCCAGGTTGTCGATCCTGTATCAGGGAACACCAGCTCGAAATTGCGCACCGTGCGGTCCTGCATGTCTTTCAGCATACCGGTGGACGCGTCGTGGGTGGCGTGCGCCGGCAGATAATTGAGACTCAGCGAGACCTCGCCGCCGTCCAGCAACCCTCCGACGTACTCTTTCCAACCATCCGTGCTGTCGTGGCTGGTCATATCAACGCTTTCCATCTCCAGGCTGGGTCCGCCGATCTCGGTGACCTCGGCGACGGTGGTGAAGACCTCGGTGGGGGTGGCGCCATCGCCGATCTTCAACAATGTTCCGTGTGCAAATACTCCATCTGTCATGATCTATCTCCTTTTGGCCACCAGGATCTTCGGTTTTGGTGGCGTATGGACGTTCTTGATATGTTCGTGCATCGCCGCTTCGTCCAGGGTGTCGAAGCTGCACTTCTTGCAGACGAATTGCGGTAATCCCTTCCATTCACTAGTTTTGAAATCCTTTTCGGATTTTCGATCAGAAGTTTGTGCTTTTTCACCTTTCTCTGTCATGCGTTACTCCTTATAGCCAATCTGATACTGCTGCCTGATGGTGGCCTTGTCACTTGCCTCAGCATAACCATCGATCTCGTTGACCAGAAGACACTGGCCAACGCTCACCGTTCCCATCAGCCCCTTGTGCCCATCCATTGCTGCCCGGATCTGCTCTGCCGTATTCTTCGCAGAAGCATAGGATTCACCGGTGATGGCAAGCTGCATCCGAGCCCAGGCCATTCCCGAAGCACCATCATGGCTGTGTTCTCGAGGACCGCTCAAGCGCTGGTAGGCGATGGCCGGCAGTGCCGCATCCTGGGGGATCACTAATGGGTAGATCCTGGCCCCAACGATCCCGGCGCTGCTCAAAAATGCGTACAAACCTTCTTCGATGGTCATCTGGTTACTCTGGCGATGGCTTTATGCTTCACACTGGCACCGAATTCCTGCTCAGCCTGCTTGTGGGATTGGTCGAAGCCTGGCGCCAGGAAAGGTTTAGCTGCCATGCCGGGGTGATCCACACTTTCTGTGGCCACCATGCCTTGATCGCCTTCGAAGACCAGGAGGGGATTCCCTTTGATCTCATGGGCTTCAGCGCCGGTTTCCAGGAATTGCCAGTACCACTTCTTTTCTGGCGGACCGGCATCCACTGCAACCAGGTGCTTCCTTTTCTCTGTGGTTTCCTGTTCCAGCTCTGGG